CTGGGATGTTTCACCTTGCCTGGTGTCTTGTTTATTTTCTGCAGGTCTGGTTTTCTTCCCGTTGGTCAACCCAACTACAACAGGAATATCAGCTTGTGCCACGAGGGCAGTTCCAAGATGAGGTACATTTGAAACTACTTGAAAGCTAAAATCAAAGTAGTCAAGGGACTCCTCATCTACCCAATTGGTATAAGCCTTCTCGACATAATACTCAATCGGTTTAATGATGGTGCTACATTTAAGAACATCTCGGTGTTTATACACCTCGTTCATTAACATAGTAGCATAAGTATCGAACACATCTTCCCCATGAATGGACAACTCACGAAGACAATTCTCAATGTTATCCACTTGTCGACCTATCACATCTGGCCCATTACGGTACCACATAGGCATGTGTAGTATTGTGTCCAAATCCAACGGGGCCTTCCAAATCCCATTCTCAAGCACGAATCCTCTTTTGAGGAACGTGCACTCCGTAAGAGACTTATACGCATAATCGTCTCCAGTCTTATCCTCAGGAGTATACTTAAGACCCAACACCTCCATACAATCCTTGACGGCAACGAAATCAAAACCACTCTGAATGGCTAAATCGAAAAACCGACTGACATTATCATCGCCATATGCCACGACCCTAATCGCTTGGTTATAAAGGTCAATTGACGACAAATTGCCATTGTGTAAAATCCAACACATTCGAAAAGCAATGTTCACAAACATGCTATTAGCAATTGAAGTAAGTGGATGACCACTGGGCAAACAATGATCAAACTCCACTACAACATCGTTATGTACATGCCTTGAATTGTAAACTTCCATCCACAACATATGCCTAATATTATCGTTCCCATCTGCGTACCAATCATTTATAATATCCAAAATGGCCTTAGTCACTTGCGAACACTGCGTCGCATCAAAGGATGAAAAATCACCAGCGACGCATCTTGACTCAGTGCCACCCAAGTAGGTTGCAAGGTCAGACCAATCAGAACTAAATGGGTTAATCCCAACAGCAGATCCCGAAAGGATCTTATTATCCATCATAAAGGCAGCAAAGGAACCGAAATACATGCGTGTAAGTATGGTAAGGTCAAGAGGGCAACAACTTATCATTCTGGTTTGCAAGGCATCCACTTTCTTACGTGATCTAAGCTCATCTTTGAGGGCATCAACGTATTTGAAATCTGGTCTAATGTTCTCCCTAATCATGTCCAGTTTAGATTCACAATCTGATCGAACACTTAACGCCAAAGGCGTGGAAAATTCATATGCACCATCAGCACCAAAGATCGATTTTTTTCCATCGTGTAATGTCACACACAACGGATATCCAGCACTAGTACCCCGAGGAATTCCACTAATATATGGATCACCTGGTATACCAGCAACTGCCTCCTCAAACGACAAAATTGACTTGTTCCTTGAAGGCAAGCCATTAAGCAAATCACTATAATTGGAACTAGCAACCAAAAGCATGCGGTTGTCAACTTCTTGGTCTGGCGTTGCATAACGCTCTAGACACAAGTCGTATGGATCCACACCATTAACGACTTTAAGAGCAGCCGGGACTTTATTACTAGGATAAATCCAATCCTTCAGAAGAGAAGGTCTGAGCTTGGTCTTACGGGCTATGTGAACTGGTTTGGACAGGGTATCTATCACCCTATGTCCAAGGAAATCACCCTGGGCAGTAATAGCACTCACTAACAGCTCACTGGGAACAGTGACTCCACAACCATAACCACTCTGCGTGCCAGCTCCATGAAACGATAAGATCTTGCCATAACCAACCCAAGGGTCGATGATAAGTGACAAACAACCACAATCACCAACTTTCGTATCAACAGCATAAGCATACATGCTCATAGATTCAAAATCATCATATGACACAACTGTAGTAACAGCTTGGGTTTTATAGACTTCCACATTACCTTCAGCCCTATTGGGGACAAACAGGCAAACTTGTGGCTTCCCATTCAATTTTTCTAATTCGCCGGCAGTAACAAAACTACCAGTAATATCCCTATGCTGTCTCACCATAGTCGAAAAGGAGACACTAACGACGTCTGCAGTTTCATGAGGATAGCGAACCTCAAATGTGGAATACTTATCAAACTCGAAAGTACTAATACCCGCACGAATACGGGCAATGACTGACACCAATGGCACCAAGGTCATCGTAGCTTGAGTCTTATTGAACTTGTCCCAAATATGCTTATTGATCAAAAAATCTCGTCCTTGCGTGAATATACCATAAGAACAATGCCTACCATTAAACTCAATAGAATACAGGTTCTTCCTAGCGATGCTCATATAGTTATTAGCTATCCTCTCATCAATCTCACCGGACTGATGCTTAAGGTTAAGCAGAGCCTTGGAAAGAGAACGTTGGGCAGTCTTAGGGTCTTTCGCTTTCTTAACATTCTTAATAGAAGAATAACCCTGTGGCAGAACATCATGAACAGTATCACCTGTTGACCAAAAAGTGGCGGCTGTCACCACAACACTAACCACTAAGCCTATAATAGGTAACAACGGATAGTCACCCAATCGGGCGTTAACTATACACAAAGCACTAGAACGGGCAGACTCTAGTTTACCTAGAAAATAACTATATCTAGAATCATGTTCAAGCAAGTGTTGATTCTCACTACGTATGGTACTCAAAGACTCCTCCCATTGTGACTCTAAAGCACTCAATGTGCTAGATAAGGGTCGAGAGTAATCAAAATCACCTTGTGGCCGTGGAGAGTTCTCATAAAAATGAATATCCACGCCATCTGCCTCGAGGAAAGGAGATACGCCAAACTTACGTAAAAAAAATTTATTCATATAGCCATGAATATGTGAAACTGTAGCATGATCCACAAAATTCCTATCTGGCATAAACTGTTGGCAAAGGACTATAGCCATCACAAAATCCCTATCAGACAAAAAGTCCTTGTCACTGATCTTATAATGTTTTATCAAAATGGGTAACCTACGAAAGCTACATTTGACGTGATCCAAGCCATTTGTGTCAGGCAAACCCAAATCTTCGACAGCCTTTTCATAATAATTTTTCTTAAAAGCACCTTGAGGCCCCAAATTTGCCATAGCATCATGAAACACCTCTTCACGCATCTCAGACACTTTACTCAAATATGAGTTACCAACAGATTCCAAGTGTAGGTATTTCTCAACACAATAATCACAAAACTGTTGATAATTGTAGACAAATCTTTCACTCTTAACCACGACATGTATCTCATACACATCAGTGGAAAAGTTCTCCATGGCCTTAAGTCTCCTGTCCAGGTAAGACGCAGTGGGGTCCACACAATATTCAGGCTTAGGGAATACCTCCGCACAAACATCAAAGCGCCTATCCAACGCCTCTTGCTCATGAATCAACTCTGATTTCAGTGTAAAATTGTTAGTAGTGCACAGAATTATCCTAGACATCATATAAGAACCACCCTTATCCTCCAAGTGTGCCTTATGCAACAACATGGGGTAGGTATTAGAAGCCCTAATTAACTCAAAAGCCTCCATTGCTAGAGGTCCACTAGCCCTAAGGTCATCTGCTTGCATGAAATCATCAATGACAACGGCTTTTTGGCCAAAATAGCCGTCCCAAAAATCCGTTTCAGGAGCCCGAGAATAAATGAAATCCATATTGTTGTCCTTAAATCTATTCATCTCAGTTACAGTCTTAAAAGTACGCATCAGAATATTATCCAAGAGAGGTATAGTCACAGCAGATTTACCGACGCCAGATTTACCCTTAAGAACAATGGTCAAAGGTTTTATCCTAATAGAACACTTGTCAAATGAGGACTTAGCAAATACGCTAAGAATGGAATCAAGATCCATATTAGCCATCCTGATCACATTTTTGACATTATCAAGGTCACGACCAGCAGCAGCGTATTTGTATTTAAGTCTATACCCTATAACTATTAGCGAATTCAAGTACTCATAGTTGGCCCTATTTATAACCAAACTATTATTCAACAACTCGAGGCGCATGCCCCTGACAGAACAGACCCAATCAGCAACTTCATCGTCACTGATCGAGTACTCACACATGACAGGATCGCCTGAAAGGAAACCTCTAAGAGCCTCATAACCATATTTGATCATGTTAGTAATCGTACCAACACTTTTGGCAAAAGACTCACGTCTCTTATCATTCATAATGACTTTGATAAACCCCTTAACATCAAAAGAGTCTAACAATAGGAAACCCATCAAAAGTGACGAAGCGTCAATCAAAAAACTATCCTTAGAAAAATCTCCCTGGGCATGCAATCGCTTCTCAAGAAAACTAATGACAAGGCCATTACCAACACGTTGCGTGGCCATCAGGGCAATCTTAAGCCCCGAAAATAAAGCTCTCCCAACACGAGTGAACATATGGTATATGGCATAACACCCAGCCAACACCAAGCTAAACAAACACAACTTACTAACCAAATTATTGGTAGCATCTTTCAAGTCTGTGCTGAGCTTTTGTTCAAAGTTTGAGAGCACCTCAGAGAATTTATCAATAGATGGTTCCAAACTCTGAGTTATGTCATCACCAAAAACAGTGGTAAACAACCCCTGTGAGGTGGCTAGGAGTTTATCATTCTCTGAAAATAACATTTCTTTCTCAGTTCTCAATTGTTTAATACGAATTGAGTTTTTCTTATCCATTTTCTTGTCGACGTAACAACGAGGTGGCCGACGCACATTAACAGATAAAAGTGCTAAAAATTTCTTCTTTCCTTCTAATATTTTTGCCGAAGGGTAAACAAATGCAGTTTTTTTTATATTTGTTGTAGCCATAGTTTAAAATTTAAGGGAAAAGTGGGTGTTTAAGCTATCAACCCCAAAGCCCCTTTCAAGGGATATCCGCACAATAGTATACGGAATTTTAATATTTTATTCTTTTTTTGGTATTACAATCATTTGAAGCAAACACGGTCCTTACGAGACCTGGCATGGGACACTGTCACCAGTGTTAATTCCCACACTTCCGTATGCAAAACAAAAGTAAAATTTTATATTTTATGTAGATACTTATTTAAATCGTTCATAACAATAAGAAAATTCATAAAATAGTCGATATTGAGACCCGACAGGAGTAGCTAAACCTAGACGAGAGGGGCCCTAATCGGATGACCAATCCGCCGACCCAAATACTAATCGTAAGAGGGAGGGTTAAATAAACCATGGGTTAA